ACGGTATACGGAGCGGATTTTTTCCGCCGGTAATCCCAGCGAACGACGCGCTACTGCCTCAGGTAGTGCATCCACCACCTGATTGCAGGCCGCCCACCAGGATAATTCGGCCAGCGATAACTCCCTCTCCTGCGTACCGCTTATTGCGTGACGGATGACATCAATCATCCAGGCAACCAGATTCTGCTGAGCAAGTTGATCGAGTGATTCTGATGTCTGGTCGCGCAGCTGGTTGTCGCAGTGCCAGCACAACACCATCGCGCCGGTACCGTAACGGTGAATGACCGTTTCGCTGTGATGATAATCGCCGTGTGGCCACTGGCAGGATTTCACGTGACGTAATAACCAGTCAGACAGTGCACCAGCACCACCAGCAGCACGAATAACCCGCTCATCGCTGAAAAATGGCAGTAATGTTTTATCCTCTGCCAGCGGCTGGCGAACGGCGGGAACGACTCCGGACGGCAGACCGCGCATGTTTTTCGGTTCCGGCTCCACCAATATTCTGCCGTTATGGAATGCTGACATTGATTCACGGCCCGGCTTAAGGACCACCATCCCGAGTTCCGGCACCAGAACAGGTCGAAGTAATACCCGCACGTTACCTCCAGATGCGCTGCTGGAATGTGCGGGACGGACGCGGTGGGCATTCGGAATAAGGGAGCCTGACAGAGATTATCCAGTGACGACGATCGAAACTGAGATCTTTCTGAAACTCGTAACCACGTCTGCGGTAGCACTGGATCAGCCATTCGGCCTGTTCTTCAGTGCATGGGTCATGCTGGAACCAGTCAGATTTGAATGCATGAGAACGCCGCCCATGCCTGCTGGCAGGGGCGGCGGAGTTATCCGAATTGTAAAATCTGGTATCGTGCGCCATCGGTTGTCTCTGCTGGCGCAGCAGGTGCCAGTTGTTCAGGCTGGCGTGCGGCAATATTGTATCTGATTTCTGTTGTCGTCAACAGGCAGTGTGCTATCATCGAATAGTGTTCTATCCTACTCCGTGAGGTTTACCATGCGTACAACCCAACAATTCAGCATTACATTAACTAACGAGATGGCTGACATGGTGCGCGCCCGTGTGGCTTCCGGTGCCTATGCTTCAGAAAGTGAGGTCATTCGTGAAGGGCTTCGCGCACTGAATGAGCGCGATAAAGCAATCGAAGCGTGGTTAACGCATTCAGCCGCCCCATCTCTCGATTCTATCCGCGAAAACCCAAACAACGGACGCTCCATTTCACAGGTTCGCGCCGCGATTCGAGCCGGGAAGTAATCTGCATGACATATGAAGTCATCATTACTCCTGAGGCCGAACAGCAGATAATCAACCTGCACAGATATATAACGGAGAAAGCAGGGAGCGTCATTGCTGACAATTATGCCAATGCACTTCTTGATTATCTTGATGGGTTTTCCACATTCCCGCATCGGGGCAATAAACGCGATGATATTCGACAGGGAATGCGGGTAACTCACTTCCGCCACAGAACGATTATTGCTTTTGCCGTTGATGGCAATAAAGTCTTTATCGCAGGTATTTATCATGGCGGACAAAGTTATGAAACCGATTTCTTATAAACTTTTCCCCACATAATTCCAGTATTAGAATAAACCGTCCGCCCCCTCTCTTACTGGCGGATTCGTAGGCTATATAAATCAAAGATCCCGACTCATGTGTGTGTCGGGATCTTTTTTCAGCAATTTATCCCCAGCGGCAAATCGAATACACAACCAGCGCCACCGCCATTGCAATACCAACATTTGAGAAGGCTTCAGGCCAGCTCATTGGCGCACCTCCTTCGGCGGTTCTGGTAGCGGCATCCAGTGTGTGGCTTCACACACGATGGGCGCACCGAAACACTGCGCATACTGGAAGTCACCCGTATTATCCAGGTTAAAACCTGTAAACTGTTCACCCGTGCTGGACACAAACAGTTGTACATCAACACCAACTGGCGGCATTCGCTCACTACAGCTTATCCAACCATCCGGAGTTACCGGAGAATTGCCAGCCTTGCGCATGGCAATCTCCATGATTTCAACCATATCTCCTGGTGGAATTTTACAATGCTGACCAATATGCCTCTGCTGCCTGGCATATTCGAGGATGTGCTCCAGCTTGATACGATTAATCATGATTTATCTCCCTGAAGCATGGCTTCGCGGCAGTCGTTCCAGCCTTCAGCATAATCACTATACGCAAGAGGCCAACCGTTTCTGTATTCACGCGGCAACTTATCAGGCACTACCAGCGCTGGCGGCGCGGAGAATAGTGGTTTAGGTGATATTTCCGCACGTTTTGCGTATGCTTCAACTGTGTCAGGGTTAAACAGGATTATGTTTTCACCGCATTCCCACGCTATCGGTTCTGCTTCCAGCGATGCCAGTGCAATTTTGAATAGCTCACCCTCTACCCTGGCCATCTCTGAATTAGGGTAACAGTTCGCAACCGCTATTTTTAATTTGGCTTCCTTGATTAATTGCTCTTTGGTTAATTCAGTCATTTTTCATTACCACCCTTTCAGGCGCTCTCCTTATGTTCTGAGGGTGCAGGAATCCCTCCGGTTAAGGATTAAATTTTTAACAGTGCTGAATTTAATTATTCAGTTCTGGATTTTGACGCCCTGCGTATCCGCGCTTTCGCGTTACGCTCAATCTGAATTAACTTTTCTATATTTTTTCGCCTTTCCTGTTCCTCCTGGCGCAATAGCTTTACATCATCTGCCAGTCTGGTTTCTCTTTTCGCCACAGAGAGCATCCAGTCAAACGGCTCCACAACTGAACCGCAGATTTTACAGCGGACCTGACGCTCTTTTTCGTCAACCCGGACAGAGGCGTGATGGCAGTATGGTCTTTCCGATGGCTCATAAAGAAAATTAACCTGATTACGTGGGTCATCCTCTTTTACCGGAAATAAAACAATATTACTTAACTCATCTTCTGGTTTTATTTCCATGCTCCTCTCCTTTGATGCGAATGCCAGCGACGCGTAATGCGTGTTCTAGGTCAATCAGGTAAAGCCAACTGCCATTTTCTTTAGGTATCATGACTTGTCGCTCATCTGCATTTATCGGGTGTCCATATCGAAGGTCGTAGCGAGTCGGTAATTGAACTTCCCGCGCTTCCAGTTCAGCAATGCGCTTACTCCCATCCGAGATAACACCTTCGTAATACTCACGTTGCTCGTTGAGTTGTGATTTTGCTTCTTCCAGTCCATCCAGCAAATCAGCGATAATATCCGCTTCCCGATGACGGATGTGACGCTTAAACGCAGCAAGAGCCGCATCACAATCCCGTTCAGCATTTGGGCTGTCCGGGATAGCCTGATACCACGCCAGCGTCGACTGATAGTTTTGTGCTGCCTCACGAAGCGCCTCATAGTTAACCTCTCTCATTGAGCCACCTCCTGATAAATCACCGCATGCCCCAGTTTCTCCGCCAGTGCCAGCTCTGCCTTAGCGCCCGCTGACCGCTGCCAGCCATTCAGCATATAAACCGCATCCACACAACGAATCATTGCCATGCAAATATCCATGTAGTGCGGCTGTGTCAGCCCGTCCGGAAGTACTGCCGGGTTTAAGACGGTATGCCCTTCCCGTTTCAGTGCTTCTTCCGCCCTGTGAAATGCCTCGCGGTTGAAATTTTCATATCCCGTCATTGGACCGGCGATATAAATTCTCACCCTCACGCCTGAACCCTCCTGTCGAAATAAACGTAGTTATTCACTGCACGCAACTTCATTCCGAACTTTTCGGCAATTTCCCGTCGGGGTACACCGCGCTGATGCAGTTGCCGCGCCAGCTCAATATCACGCTGTGAATATTTTGCCGACGGGTGAAAATCACCACGTAACATCATGCTGATGCCCAGCTCCCGTGCCTTCGTTCTCACTGCCGCTTCAGTTCGTCCGATAAGCGCGCCAATGCTTTTTACCTTCATTGTTCCCGCGCACTGCCGGAGTATCAGAATTTCAGCCCGGCACCACGTCTTCCACCCACTCACCGCTGCTGTTCTCTGGTGGCGGTAATATCCCGGAGAATATCCCGGCACTTATTCAGCTCCCGCAGCGCGGCGCAGACTCGCTCCCACTTCTGAACCTGACCTTTTGCCCGGCGCAGCTCGCGGTTAGCCACATGCAGCGATGGTAGAATCAGGTCATCTGCTTTCGTTTCGGTGACCGATGGCTGTAACTTCACAATGTCTTCCACGATTTCTGTTTTCATTTCTTCCTGTGTCGTCGTTTCCTGGACTGGTAACGCAACACCTGCTGGCTGAGGAAAGGCTTTACCATCGGTTTCCGCTACGGATGCAGCTTCCGGCTCTGCCGGTAAATCAGCGCCCGGTATGCAGTAACGAAATTTACCGCCCTGATTCACGCGAATCAGACGCCCTTTGCTGATTGCCATGGCCAGCGATGAATTCGCCCGGCGGGAGGTAATCCCGAACATCAGTGCCAGCTCATCCGCCGTTTGTGGGCCATGTTGTTCAATCGCCTCAGTCAGCATTTGCGCTGTCACTTTCGGTACCGGTGACACTGGTTCACTTTCACCTGCCTGAGTCAGCCACCACATCGACCCCTTGTTATCCGCTTCACCACGGCGCTTCAGTTTCCACAGTTCGTTGACCGCATCTTCACGGCTGATTCCAAGGCGGGCCGCCACTACCTGTGAAGAGGCTCTTTTCAGTGCTTTCAGTGCGTCAAATACGGTTTCCATTAAAATTTCCTCCGACAAAATCGTTTCCCAGATTCAAATAAAACCAGCAGCCTTCCGGCGTTCGTATTCCTGTTTCAGCCGTTCAATTGGCGTTGGCCCTTTCGGGTGTTTCGCCCCTTCCAGTTGTCGTCGCACTGGCGGAACACTCATCCCGTTACCAACATGCTTTGCCCATTTCGTCAGTTGCCGTTCCGCAAGTCGTTTTAACTCACCCTGCGTCATCTGGCGCTCAATCCCTCTGGTACGCATTTCGAGGCAGATGTGGTACAGCACAGGCTGTGGCCACGGGTATTTATCACTCCCGTCGTATCGCCAGGATTCATTGCGCCAGCGCCGGTACTCTTCCATCACTGCATCCACCGTAAGACCAAATGGATTTGCCCCACTCTCCGAAATCAGCGCAACAAACTCAGCCAGGTCCGGGGGCCACGTTTCACCCGCCCGGCAGCGGTCCATGCACTGACGGCAGACCTGCCGGATTTGCTGTTCAGTCATCGCACCAATCTGGGCAATCCAGAGCTTCGAAGGTGCGGCCCCGTTCTTCTGAGTCCAGCGGTTCGAATACACCTCCCCCATAAGCTCCCACAGCTTCCAGGCCGTTTCCGTTGCTGATAAATCCGTTGTCACGTTCCCACTGTTCGCGTGCTGCCCGGATTTCCTGAACTGCCCGTGATGCCGTGCCACCTGATGCTGCATGGCTTACCCCCTTGCTGACTGGTTTTACCTGTGCCCTGACGTGCTGCACGTGACGGGCAAATTTCTGCTCCCACTGAACCTGCGTGAAAACCTTCCCCTCCGCCATCCAGTAATCCCGGAATGCGGCAAGCTCAGCAGGTGTAAATTCCGGCTCAGGCAGAGCCATACCCCACACTGCTGCCCGTTGTCGAAAATCCGGCGACGGCTGCCAGACAGTAGTCATCGAAAATTTCCCGATGGGTTCGCTCAGGCCGTCCAGGTATTCAGGTTCGGCTGTCTGCAACGGCGCACCATGCGACTCACTGGTCGGAATACTCTCGCGTTCATGCACGTTATGTGTGGGGTTTAATTCTTTTAGATCTGTATCTTTATTAGTTGCTTTTGTGTTTGCGTCATGTTCAAACACAACACCAACATTTGTTTGAACGCCTGTTAAATCTCTCTCTTGTTTTGTTTGAACATATGCTTCCTTTCTGCTTCTTCTGGCCTGAACAGATGCTTTTCCGGCGGCTGATTTTTTGGTTAATTTTTCCCTGACTGATGCCAGATCTTCCTCAATCCGAAGATGCACCCATTCATCGCCGTTATCGCAAAAAAACTCCCGCAAGGATGGTTCCACATCAGCCCATCGCTCGTTAGTCAGACGGGAAATTTTTGCCAGCCTGTTTTTAGGTATTGGTTTCCCTGTTTGCCAGTAATTGAACATCAACAACAAATACGCGCCGTGCTCCTCTGCGGACAAATGCATGGTGTCAGCCAGGTAATCAGCTATGTACAGTTGCATGTATGGTAATGCGGCCATAATTGCCTCATCTTGTGACGAACCATCCTCTGGTGATATTCTGTGATTCCCCAATCAACAGAATCAGCAGGGGTCTGGCATAAATATCAATGCACCACAACAGACTCGCCGGATGACCCGCTGTCGCTGAAATACGCTTTCCGGTAAACGGCCTGGACTGCATCATCATGTGCATCAATTGCCGTGCTCAACGCATCCTGCGCCGCCAGTAATGCACGGCGCTCAACAGTGTCAAAAATACTGAGGTGATAACGCAGTTCACGCGGAAGAACAGTCAGGATAGCCGGAATTAGTGCCTGAATTTTTTCAACAGCATCAGGCGTATCCTTTTCAAGCCAGCGAAAAATATTTTGTATGTTCAATCCAATACCCTCTGTCGTAGAGGTGTCATGCATTGGTGGATAAGTCATTTCAAGCTCAAAATATGCTGTCGCTATATCATCAGCGATTTTTTTGCGCCCTACCCTCGGATAAAGCAGCCACGCATTCATTGCCATGCGGATATGTTCATGCTTGATTTTCATGAATCAAGCTCCTGGAAAGTGGTTGTGTTAACGTTTGGGTATCTTCCAGCTCAGGCCAAATGTTCATCCAATCAAAAGGCCGTAGTTGCTGACGTGTAACTTCACCATTACTGGCTCGCTCAATAAGGACACATAACGATGCCCCTAACACTTGACCTTTACTCAATGCTTTTCTTAGATAACCGATGCTAGTACCACACTCACATGCAAACATACGCTGTTCATCTGACGAAAGAGAATTGAGAAATATTCTTAATTCTTCCATAACTACTCCTTAGTAAACACAACAAAAGAATACCCACAGGTAAACAAAAGTCAATACCTCTGGGTTGTTTACCTTGCGGTAATCGCCTCTATTATTTACCTATGGACAAATATGAATTTAGACGACAGCAACTCATCAAAATTCGTGATGAGAAATGCGATGGTAAAGCGGTTAACGTGGCCAGAAAAATCGGCCGCGAGCCTTCTTATGTATCAAGAATGTTGTACCCAGAGGGGAAAAAAGGGAAAAAACGGATCGCTGATGATATGGTGGAGATTATCGAAGAATCCTTTGGGTTACCCCGGGGATGGATGGATGGTATCGTTTCATCATCAACGAACACAACCTCCAATTATGAAACAAGGGTTCTAACACCACGACAACGTATTTTTTTAGATCTCTTGGACGAACTGCCAGAAAGCGAAGCGGATAACTTATTAAAAACTCTTGAAGAGAAAAAACAATATTACAATATGATCTACGAAGAAATCAGCAAAAAGAAAGCACGAAACGCATCATAGCCCACCAAACAACCTAGCACCAGTCAAGATACACCAAAAAACTTACCCATGGGTATTTACTTTTTGAATACCCACAGGTATTCTTCCTTTCATTCCAACCCACCCCGTCCCACAGAACGCAGGGCAATACTTAGAGTTACCCGGCAGTGGTCAGGGGTTAAGTAGCCAGCCCGAGGCGTATGAACATGACGGCGGGAACACTTTATATAACAGCGCAGCAGGTTTTTAGTTCCGCGACCCGGCGTTAAGGGTAAATGAGGTCAACATGGATACGCTCAATCTTGGCAACAACGAATCTCTGGTATGCGGAGTATTCCCCAACCTAGACGGCACGTTTACCGCGATGACGTATACCAGAAGCAAAACGTTTAAAACTGAAGCTGGCGCGCGTCGCTGGTTAGCCAGAAACACTGACTGATGAGGTTGACGATGGAATTTAAAGATTTACCAGTACCATTCCAGGAAATGGCAGCGAATATAGTTCGTTCTCAACTGGCGACTCTTGACCTGAGTACCGTAGAAAAAGAAACCATCGATAATATATCCGGTAACGTGCGTCGAACCTTTATCGGGCTGTACGAAGAAAAGTGGCCATTCGGCGGACAACATTCGCCTGAAAACAAGAATCAAGCGAATGATGAGAAGCTGAAACACGTTATCGCCTTACTACTGGAAGATGCAAAACGTCTACAGCAACTGGAACCAAATGCAGGCACCGAAGCCCGCATCTGGATTGCCATAGAATCACTCAAATGTGAAAGCGATGATTATTTAAAAACCATAATTAAAACAACTCAGCTTTCTGAAGAGCTACCGAAGAAATTGCCATAATAATATGTTTTTCTTATAGAGGGGTTAGAAATATGGGCCAGCATTATAGCAGGCACATATAACAGAAAGTATTTTAAATATTACGCCGTATCTTGTGATTGTTTTTTAATATATTCATACAAGCGCACAAGTTGTTTCAACTCTTCAAAGCACATAGCGGAATTTTCAATTTTTCCGGCGTTGATTAGTGCCAGAAGAGCCTGATGTGCGCAAGCATATGGATCAGTTACAGGGCTAATAATATCAACTTGCATATTATCCTCCATAGAGGTTCCGGGTTAATGATGGAGACCAACACGCTGTCACGTGTGGTCGTGCGCCGGACACGGATAAGAATCCGGCACTGACAGTTTGCTGAAAGAACATATCCCTGAAAAGTCAGGGCATAACACGAAAGCGCACGGCGAGAATATAAGGCTTGTCGTTAAATTTAATTCGATCGTGCGCTTCCGGTTGTGGCAATCCGCGAAATGGCGCGGCGGTAAGTATGGCTGGGGCTTCCTCCATTGCTCCAGAAAATGCACCGGGTTGTCAGGTTGACCATGCGCCTGAGTGACAACACCGCCACAACAACCTCTGTTATCACTTTTCTGGTGATTCGGCGGAAATGGATATCCGCCATTTTTAAAGTGTATTTTGTGATGCGGTGAATGCGGCTAAGCGCACGCGGAACAGTTAAAGCTAAAAACAGCGTTATGGGTGATTCTGTATTCCGGCGTTAATTGTTAACTGGTTAACGTCACCTGGAGGCACCAGGCACCACATCACAAAATTCATTGTTGAGGACGCGATAATGGAAACGTCACTACCAAACGTTAATACGTCTGAAGGGTGTTTTAATATTGGTATTCTGCTCAGTAACCGGGAGTTTACTGAAGACGCCATCAGGATGAGAAAATATGAGCCTTATCTTCTCAATGATAATTCCATACTCTCCAGAATTGCCCTTCTTAAACTTGGTATTTTCGGGGGGCAGCAGTGACTTCTGCATTTGCACTGATGATGACGGTTTTTCTTATAACAGGTGAGCCACAGAATGTGATTACCGGAATTTATGCCAGTAAAGAATCCTGCCATCAGGCAAGAGACGAGCAAAAAATTTCCGGTGAATGTCTCCCGTTAAACAAAGTATCGCTGTACCTGAATAACGAAACACCGGCTGGATAACCCGCCAGCCATATTAACGCCATACCAACGGATTAAAAATGCCAGCAATGGCAGGGATTCGTTCACCCTGAAATCTGTAATGAGGTTAAAACACAATGAATAAAATCTTTATTTGCGCTGCTATTCCTGACGAACAGGCCATAGAAGAAGATAGCGCTGTTGCGGTGGCCACTGCCATTGAAGCCGGTGATGAGCGTCGCGCACGCGCAAAATTTCACTGGCAATTTCTGGAGCAATTCCCGGCAGCTCAGGACTGCGCTTATAAATTTATTGTCTGCGAGGATAAACCCGGCATACCCCGCCCTGCCCTCGATTCCTGGGATACCGAATATATGCAGGAAAACCGCTGGGATGAGGAGTCTGCGTCCTTTGTCCCGGTCGAACCCGAATCCGATCCGATGAACATCACTTTTGACAATCTGGCCCCTGAAGTACAGAACGCCGTCATGGTTAAGTTCGACGCATGTGAAAACATCACTGTTGATATGGTGATTAGCGCTCAGGAATTGTTGCAGGAAGACATGGCAACATTCGACGGCCATATCGTTGAAGCGTTGATGAAGATGCCAGAAGTTAACGCCATGTATCCGGAGCTTAAGCTGCATGCCATCGGGTGGGTTAAGCATAAATGTAAACCTGCTGCTAAATGGCCCGAAATTCAGGCAGAGATGCGCATCTGGAAAAAACGTCGCGAAAGTGAACGCAAGGAAACCGGGAAATACATATCTGTCGTTGATATCGCCCGTTCCAGAGTAAACCAACAGAACACTGAAAACGCTGCTGAAAAAACCGGGGCTGTCACTGTTGCCGTTCGCCGCGAATACAAACAGACATGGAAAACACTCGACAATGAACTGGCCTGCGCCCTCTGGCCCGGTGATGTGGATGCAGGAAACATTGACGGTACCATCCATCGCTGGGCGACAAATGAGGTTATCGACAAGGATCGCGAAGACTGGAAGCGTATCTCAGCATCAATGCGCAAACAGCCCGAAGCACTTGCCTATGACCGTCAGACTATTTTTGGCCTTGTTCGCGAACGTCCGATCGATATTCACAAAGATCCCGTTGCACTGAAC